TCCAGGCATCGACCTACAGTAAGAGGTTACATTAATGCACTTAAAGTATTTGAGCAAGTTGCTGATAATGGCTGGCTTATCCTAAACAACCACATGGTTGACCGCCCAAAGAAAAATTATGATAAAGCTAGCATCTGGAGAGAATTAATGGATTTGGGTGTGTTATCATCATGGAGTGTTTAACATGAAAGAAGATTTTATTAACGATGGACTGATTCAAATAAATATTGTGATGGAGCTAGCCGATTTGTTAAGTCTAACGGATACGGAACTTTTTAACGAATGGATAAAAAGTAGAGGCTCGCTTTATGTAAAATTAGATTTACGTAAGTACGGTGCAAAAATTGTATTTAGACGAATACACAAAATACTTAGGCAAATTGGAGCTTTAGATGAACTTCGTACAAACAACAAAGAGTGTAAACAAGAAGATTAATCTTGACCGTCGCCAACAGTTTGACGGTGAGGGCTACGAATCTGTATCGCAGAAAGAAATGGAAAAAGAAGGAATGTCAAAGCGTGAAATCATCATCTCGATTTTAGAGACCCTAACAAAAAGAGCAGAGGAGAAATAATGCGACCAAAATATGAGGCTTTAGACGCCTTGACTGAAGCACCAACAAAAGTGCTAGATCATGGTTTCGTTCGCCTGATCGACTATATGGGCGACGACGGTGCGATCGTGCAGGCGGCGCGCGTATCGTACGGAGATGGAACCAAAACACCGAGTGACGACAGGTCGCTTATCAGGTACCTAATGCGCCATCGGCATACGACGCCGTTCGAGATGTGCGAGATTAAATTCCATGTGAGGCTGCCTATTTTTGTCGCCCGTCAGTGGATGCGTCATCGAATGTCGAGTTACAATGAGGTTTCTGGGCGGTACTCTGTTGTGAAGGATGAGTTTTATGTGCCCGAGGAAGAGCGGTATAAATCGCAGTCTTCGGAAAATAAACAGGGTTCTTCCGAATTATCTCCAGAAAATACACTTGATATGCACGATTGTTTGGAGGATACCGCGTCGTTTTGTTACAAAAATTACAAGCGTTTGTTGAGAGAGAATTTGGCAAGAGAAACGGCTAGAATCGTCCTACCGCTTTCAACCTACACCGAGTTTTATTGGAAGATCGACCTCCATAATTTGATGCATTTTTTGCAGCTCCGGATTGACAAGCATGCCCAGTATGAAATCCGCGTCTATGCTGAGAAAATCGCCGAGATCGTCAAACTGTGGGTTCCGATCGCTTGGGAGGCTTTTGTGGATTATAGGCTTGAGACGTTCACTATTAGCAGAATTGAGTGGTTTGTAATTCGGTCCCTTTTGAGCTCACACGAGCGCGATAGGGATCCGAATGAAAAAGAGCTTGCACCTGGACTTTATGGGACTGATGGTTTTGTTCCATATTACAAGCTTGAAAAGCTAGGAATGTCAAAGCGTGAAATCAACGAATTCTTAGAAATATTCAAATAATTTTTATATGAACTATTGCCAAACAATAAAAATAGAGGTATATTGTTTGTGTGGGGCGGCGATGGGGCTGCCAACAAAGAGAGACAAAACTATGGAAAAACAGACTTTTACCTTCAGTGCCACAATGGATTCCGACTCTCGCGCAACCGGATACTACGATATCGTGCGAGGAGAGGTAGAAGGTCAATACTGCCGAGAGATCGAGGCGTTTAGCGAAGTAGAGGCTTTAGATGAATTCATCCGAGATATGCCTACCTCCGCGTTTATGGCAATTTGGTTTGATGGAGAGCTATATGAAGATCATATCAATTATGTGTTGCTTGTAAAGGACGGAAAAGTGGAGGAATATCTTCGTAATTTCCATAATATGGACGATGAGCGATTTGAAAGGTTCTGCTTAAATCATCCGAACATCAGGTTCAAGGTGTAGAATGCCGCTTTCCGATCGCGAATATTCAAACAGGATAAAAAAAGGACGCATATACTCAACAATTGAAGGACCAAAAACGATTAGCGAAATAATGGAAAAAACAGGAATGTGCCGAAGTGCCGTAACCAAATATATATGGGAGCTTTGCGAGTCCGGAATGGTTAGTGTTGTCAGGCGGCAACCCTGCGTTTTCGAGAGGATAAAATAGACAAATCATTTTAATGAGGGAAACAACATGAAAACAACGGTATATCCAACAGAAACATATGGTCGTGTACTCGTAAATGTTTTCGATGGTGATCGCGATCATAGAAAATATACCCTGTGCGTACGAGGCGACGTATACGAATGCATAGGTTCTTCCGTTGCTATCGTTAGACTTATAGAAACAGCGGAAAAGAAGCATCGAGGCATAAAAAGACAGATGGCAGAGTGTGAGCGTCGAGGCCTCGTTATCGGACGGTAGACAATTGGCCCTCGATCGTATATCTTGAGAGAGAGGCGATAATGGCGAGCGAAAGTAAGATCGAGCAAGAAATAAAAAACGCGCTTGCTACCGTTAAGAAAAAGAACGATAGAAAGCGCAAGATAACAGAAGATGAGCTCCGAGATCTGCTGATCATACTCGAGACAGGCGGAACCTACCGTTTGGCCTGTGATGGGGCAGGATTCCCATACAGGACGTTGATGCAGTGGTTTGAGGACGTAGAGCAAAAAGAGGAAGAAAGCGAATACTACGATCTTGTTAGGTTGATTAAAAAAGCCAGGCCAAAACTTGCCTACAAGGCACTTCATGTGATCGAACAAGCAGCGCTTAGAGACTGGAAAGCTGCTGCCTGGCAATTAACTAATTTGTACCCGGAAGATGTAGGACCACGAAAGGCGATCGAGGTTTCAGGCCCGAATGGTGGTCCGATCGAGCGACACAGTACTATCGAGGATGCAAGGGATCTATTACGAAGAGATCTCGAAAATTTGACGGATGAGCAGTTGGAGGATATTATTGACGTACAAGGGGAATAATTATGGCACGTGTACGCGTTTGTTTTTGGGTAGATCTCGAGCCTGTACCTGGTCCAACGAAAGCGCCGAGTGGAGCTAAAGGATCGGAGACAAACCCGTTTTTGGGCTTCGGAGAGGTCAACGTTGGAGATCTTGCGAAGAAAGCAGCTTTAGACCATAAACAATACGCTGGTTTGATCCTCAAAAAATGACAGCTCGAGCGCTATTGCGCGAAGAGGCGCAAAAGATCCTCGATTATCGTCGCCTTGACGCCGCAAGGAAAAGCACGACCGGAGCTGTGGTTTGGCGAGATCCTAAAATGAGGCCTATCGCCTGGCAATTAGAGCTAGGCGATGTTTGCGACCATCTTGTTATGTCGCTGCGACAAAGAACAGGTTCTAGGCTTCTTTTATCGGCTCCTCCAAGACATGGGAAGACAGAGTATATCGGTCGTGGCATGCCTGTTTTTGCTATGCTTTCCTCAAAAGAGCCTGTGAACGTCTTTTATGTGACTTCGTCAAAAGATAGGGCAGTTGAAGTTTCTTGGAACGTCAGAAAGTCTATCGAAAAAATATACGAGCAAACAGGCGATAGGCGATATGCGCCTGGGCAAAACTGGACAACGACAAGCTGGGCGACGGAAGGAGGACATTCGTGGAACGGACTAGGATGGTCTGCAACAACGGGCGGCATCGGCTGCAATATGCTGATCATGGACGATTTGATAGGTACAAGCGAGGCTTACAGAAGTGCTGCTGAAAGAGCTAGTATACAGAGGGTTTTGAGGGAAGATCTGATGTCACGGATCATGAACGGAGGCGTGGCCGTGCACATGGAAACCAGGCGTGGTACGCTCGATACCACTGCTTGGCTCGCTGAAAATTACGGATCGGTCTGGAACAGCGTTGTGTGGAAATGCTACGAAGAAGGCCGGGGTTATCTATGGCCAGAAAACTATGGCGAAACCTGGCGAAAAACCATGCCTCACCTTACGGATGACTCGCCGATCTGGCGCTCTCTCTATCAGCAAGAGCCAGTCGAGGAGGGAGGAACACTATTGCCGATGGAGTGGCTGCTTCCATACTACGTGGAAACACCGGAGATATGCGCACAAAAAGCAGATCGGGTTGTGATCGGGGCAGATCTGGCGGCGACCGGAAAAACGAAGAGTGACCCGGCCTGTTTTGTGGTTATGGCGGTTCGAGGCGCATATCGAGACATCTTACACGTTGTAAACAGGCGATGCGATTACATTGAGCAGAAGCAGATCTTGAGAGATTTATGCAAAACTTGGAATCCCTGGGCGGTGGTGATCGAGCGTGCCGCAGGCGGTGATGCGATGGTTACAGAGCTTCAACGGGAAATTCCTAAGGTTCGAGGCGAGTCTGCGGTTGGAGATAAAGTATCAAGGTTAATGCCACATCTTGGAAGGTTTGCCGCACTACAGGTTAGAACGCCAAAAAGCGCACAGTGGGTAGGCTCGTGGAGAGAGGAGCTGTCTTCGTTTACCGGCACGCCAGGCAGGCTTGATAACCAGCTAGATGCTACCGTTTGGGCGTTGGTTGCAGCCGAAACGCCACAGCAGATCAATGCATGGAAGGTCGCGAAAGCCATGGGTCTTACTTGAACATTTGTGTTTGCTCCCCTTTTGGTTCTCCGGTGATTAGCAACCATCTTGCATAATAGGCTCCGATAGCCTTGGATAGTGTTTCGTAGTCGCCAAGAGTCTCTTTATTGTGTAGCAGTCTGAAAAATTTCTTGCCTTTTAACTCGATAAGTTTGATCTCTATCGTGTTGTCTTGGTCAATGCTCTGTTTTCTAACGGTGCAAATTTCTCTTTCAATCTTGCTAAAATACACGATGGACCTCCATAAATATATTATCACATGGTCAATAAAAAATCAATAAATATAATAAAACACTTGACGCAATAAAAAATAGGTGATACATTAAATATATCTGAACCGGAGACAACATGTGCGACGCTTACAATGACTACAAGATCTATGAATATTGCTCGATCGAGGAGGAATATCATGGAGAAGATGAAATCGAAGAATCTGCTGAAAAACAGTTCACAAACTGGGTTATTGAGCACGAAGAAAGTCTAAACGAATACGGCGACAATATTCCTTTTTGATCTTGTGCTATTTTGTCCGACGTGTTAGCCTGTTTGTATGGGAATATCCGACACTATCTTAGGTTTTGCAAACAGACTTAGAAACGACTCTTTGTCGCTAAAGAGCTCTTTCGAAAATATTTTGAGCCGAACGCCTCCGAACTATTCAAAACGAAAAGCAATAGTTTCTAGGCTTGGTTTGGCTCACCGTATTGTTTGGGTTGTACCACAGGATGCGCTTGCGCAGGGGTGGACATGCAATTCGGACACGCAAAAGGATTTATCAAAGAAGGAAGACGATTATTTTGAGATCGAGTCAAAGCTTTTTTCGGCGTTCGGAAGCGCTCGCCAAAATGGCGGTGGATGGCTTTGGATCGTCACCGGGAAAGACGACGAATCGGAGCCGTTAGTACCAGGCTCTAAAAAAGTACTTGCTATCCATGATTTGACGATGTCTGAAGTTACAGCCTTCTCTATGGAGAATGACCCTCGTTCCTATAATTTTGGCAAGCCTGATTATTGGACTATCCAGGTCACACGTGACGGTACTTCATTTTATGCTTCAAATGTGCATCATTCCAGACTGATCTACGTACCTGGTGCGCCTGTCACAAAAGACACCAAGACAGAAAAAACAGGTTATGATCTATCTTATCTGACTTTATACCAGGATATACTTGAAGATCTCGATAAGGCTTGGGCATCGACGAGTAATACGGTTAGCAGGCTGTCTATGCCATGGGTGCGCCTGAAAATGGGCGCTTCTGCTGCAGCGGCTGACGACGGGGGAGAGGACGGACTTGCAGCGAGAATGACGGTTCTAAAGGGATCGATGAGTAAAGACGGTATCATGGTTCTTTTAGGAGAAGATGAAATCGGATGGACTGGACCACAAACATCAGGCGCAAAAGAGCTTATTACCAGCATTTACGAGCGCGCGGCGAGTGTTGAAGGTATCGCTTTAAGCCGGTTGTTTGGTCAGTCTCCAGGCGGGTTATCGACAGACGATGCGTCGGGCACTAGAACTTACTATGACCTGCTTGTTAGGGTACGAAGAACGATATTATCGCCTGCGCTATTAAGGCTTTATGAAGCCATTTATGGAGAGGATAACACAAGACATATTGTTTGGCCGGATCTCTATAAGCCAACAGAGCTTGAAAGTGCTCAAGCTAAGCTTACTTTAGCACAAAGAGATCAGATCTTGTTCTCACTTGATATGTTACCTGAAGATCCTGATGATTATATAGACGAAAACGTCATTATGGAAGAGGTACAAGATGAAGCGCCGATCGATCCGGACTGATAACGGCTGGCGGATCGGAGAGGAGAGGCCGCCGTCGCCGAGGGGCTATCTCAAGGTAGTGCGCAAGATCGTGGACTCTAAAAACAAGCAAGTAAGGAGCATATATGAAGAGGCAAAAAGAGACTTTCTTGCAGCGCGTAATCTATCGCCTGATAGTGAATTGTCTCCGATGGATTCGCAAAGCTTTAAGATGATGCTTTTTGATAGATTGCAGCGTTCTAGCGTATTTTTGCCGCAGGCTCCAAGACAAGAGATTTTAGAAATCATCGGCACCCCTGTAACAAAGCGCACGGTCCAAAAAACAAAACGCGATCTACGAAGAGCTGGAGCGCCAGATCGCGTTTTATTACGTTTGATTCCTGCAGATCAACCAGATCGGAATATTAACGCTATCGATTTATTCGATGCCGGAGTAGGAAGGTCAGAGCTACAGTTTTGGGCTAAAGAAGGAATTTCTCTAATAAAAAAGACGACAATAGAAAAACAATGGTTCGAAGATGCTTTAGTCGATGCTGTGAGAGACGGTATAAGATGGGAAACGCTTGCGCGTAGGCTATCACAGGCCCTCGATCCGCTGCGTGGCCGATACGAGCTAATAGCGCGTGACCAAATTGCAAAGCTAAACGGCAAAATAACGCAGTCTCTACAAACAAAGGCAGGATGTACAGAATTTATATGGAGAACTACCGGGGATGAAAGGGTGAGATCATCGCATCGCGCCGTAAACGGAAAGAAATTCTCTTGGTATGAAGGCGCCCCTAACACAGGCTTCTACCGTACAAATGGCCTTCCTGGTCAGGCTGGACAATGCCGCTGCATAGCGCAGCCTGTAGCTCCAGATTGGTGGAAAAATCTTTGACAAATCGTGTTGCCGAATTCCTGGCCATGTGCTAGGATTTCGCTATGAGCTCAACAGAAGAAATCACATTGCCAGAAATACGCGTCGATCGGGCAGATCTACGCAAGCCTCGGCGGCTTGACGACGGTACAAAAATCTATGAGGCTCGCCTATCTATCGCGGATCAACCTCTGAAATATCCATGGGGAGAAGAGATCCCTACGCGACAGGCGCTTTCTGACCCAAGTTATTTGGATGGTTTGAGGGGGATTTCTGTTTTAGTGCAGCATGCTCCAGAAGGAAGGATAGACGGGCGAGCCCCGAGAGTAGGCGATGGACGCCGGATCGGATCGACGATCTCATCTCGGTTCGACGATGCGACAGGAGAGGTGATTGTCGAGCTTGCAATACCAGAAAAAGAAGATCAGGTCTTGGTTGAAAAGGTTCTTTCTAAGGTATCCGAAGGATATACGCCTACGATCGAGAGAATCGACGGTAAGGCATATCAAACGAAACGGGTACCGAATCATATCGCGGTAACCGAGCAAGGAAGAGCAAAAACAGCGGAGATCCGCGTTGATGCATTAGGAGGAAATTTGAATCTTGAAGAAGCGATGGCCAAAATACAACAAATGGCTGCTGAAATAGCAGGCCTGCAACAACAGCTTTCAGAGGCCTCAAACAACAGCGCGAGCTACGTTGCGCAGGTTGAAACGGTATCAAGCGAAAAAGAGGCCTTGATGAAGCTTTTCGAGGCGTTGTCTGCGTTCCTAGGAGGCGGTGTAAGGGCTGATTCAGAATCAGTCATCTCAAAAATCAAGGATCTAATCACACAAGAATCTAAAGCTGTAGCAGATCTACGCCGCCGCGCTGACAGCCTCAAGATCGAGCTTCAAAAGCTGTAGCAGATCTACGCCGCCGCGCTGACAGCCTCAAGATCGAGCTTCCTGCGGATGCGCAAGATTCTGCTTCGATCCGCAAGTTTATCGCTGTTGCGCTAGGTGCCGAGGAATCGCGGTGTGATAGCTCCGATTTTTGCGACGGTGTGATCTTTGCTGCCTGCAAGAGCGACAATATAGGTCAGTCCGTACCTTTGCGCACTGATAGCAAAAACAAAACAGAATACCCTGTATAATAAGGAGAAAGCATGAGTTTGCAAGGATCGCCTGTACCTAAAAGTGCACTGCCGGGATGCGTTGTTCGCTCCAACGGTGCGACG